GATAAAGTGTTAGCGTTTTCCCCCTTAGCCTGTTGCTTTTTGGGCTTAAGAGATGATGACTGTCCTGTAGACAGATACAATACCTCCAATGGGAGTTCATCTTGTTCAAATACTAATTTTGTTAATCCAGATAAAACTTTTGCATATATACGAATTGATCGTGAGCTTTCGCCCATAAAAAGTGGGGCTAGCCTGGCAGAGAATGGAAATACGGACCTAGCGGCACCGAAGGACTTTTCTCAAATTGGTGTTGGATTCCAGGATCACATCCCCGTTGTTCCACTTAATTGCAAGGAAAACGAGAGAATAGCGTTGAATAATAGAGCGCTCATGGAAACTGACAAACCAGTGAAGCAGATGTGGGATAGGCTAGTAGATGCTATCCCCATGATGGGAATTGCTGAAGTGATCCCCTTGACTTTTGAAGAATGGAACTCTAATTTTCCTCCGGGGAGACAGAGAGAGCACTTAAGAGCAAGACAGCAATTAGAAGATGAAGGAATTAATTATCAAGACGTATTAAGAAATTTATTCATAAAGATAGAAGAATACAATAAAGGAACTCTAGAAGGATCTGAGGATTTTGACCCAAGAGCCATTCAAGGAACGTCCCATAAGGCCAATGTTGCCTTAGGACCATGGATGGCAGGTTTTAATCGATACCTGAAGGAGCTTTATAGTCCTCAGTCACCTGTGTGCTATTCCAGTGGAATGACAGGAGAAGAGGTGGGTGCCTGGATGAAAGACACCTTGGATCAAATTGATGATCCAATATTCTTCTGGAGTGATTTCAGCAGATTTGATGCTACTCAGGGAGCTGGCTCCTTTCGTTTTGAAAGGAGAATGTATGAGCACTGTGGCCTAAAGGAAAATTTAGAAGCCCGAACAGTATTTTTAGCACAAAGGAAAACCAAAGGTTATTCCAAGAACTTTAAATATCAAGTACCTTATACTAGAAAATCAGGCGATCCAAACACTTCATGTGGAAATTCATTAATTAATGGAGCCACTAGTGCCCAGACCAATATAGATCTGGGATTGAGTAATTTTAGATCAATCGTGCTTGGAGACGATTTATTGACTGTAATGAGTCAAAGGGAGCTAATGACACCAACAACTGCATTAGAAACTCCTTTGTTCAATGGAAATTTGGACATTTATTATAGAGTCAAGAAATCTTTGGGAGTAAGAGATAACCTTAGAAAGAAATATTTAGGTAAAGGAATTTGCCTAGAACAAAGAATGAAAGTGTTTAGTGAAGATTATGGAATGTTCATGAAAGCATACGGATTCAAAGCCAAATGTGGCTGGAGCCGAAGACTTTGTGATGCTGAATTTTGTTCAGCTCTATTTTGGCCTGTTAAAGACACTTATATACTAGGACCTAAAATTGGAAGACTAATGCCTAAAATGGGATTTTGTCTGAAGGAACTAGATAGTGTACAAATACAAGGCGTTTTCAAAGGGTATGAATACATGGCGAACCATGTCCCGCTATTAGGCGAGTTTATACAGTGGCATTTGAAACCCACAACTACGGAAAAATTCATTCTTAACCCATATTCCCTCAGAAATTCAGAAAGGCATCAAATGGATGACCTAACTATTGAATTCTTCGAAGAGAGGTACGGAGTAGACTACTTTAGCGAATGTGCAAAGTTTATGTCAATCCTTCCTGTAAGCAATCCAGAATTACCCATGAAAATTTTGCTACCATCAGGCCTCTTGGAACCCTACTTCACATTAGACAACTAGAATGCTGGTTGTCTTTAGGTGTTTGAAATTAAGTTGACAGCTTATACCTATGAAACCTGACAGAGTCAAACGTGTATTTCTCAATATAGAACAAATTGAACAATGGCAATGGTCGTATATAAAAATAAGACAGCGCTCCCAATCGCTATAAGATCCGCAATTAGTGGCATGAACTCTTTGGCAAAAATTATCAGGTATGTAAAAACTACTGCCTGGTATTTGTCAAAAGCAAATAATGCCCGCAAATCTATAATAGCATCCCTAGCGACCGGCAATGGTCGGTCGCAAATCGTAAATGCCCCTGTAGCTAGATCTACCCAAATCCAAATGCAACAACCACGCGTTAGACCTGGAAGATCATCAGGCTCCATTACTCTCTCTCATAGGGAGTACTTGGGAGAAATTGCAGGCAGCACGACGTTTTCAGCAGTATCATTCGCAGTAAATCCAGGCTTACATTCCACTTTTCCGTGGATGGCAGGGATAGCGAATTCATTTGAATGTTATAAAATTCTTAGCATGTCATTTGAATTCGTAAGCATAGCAGCAACCTCTGAGAGAGGAAGAATCGCTCTAGCCTTCGAATATGACGCACTGGACGCTAATCCAACTAATAAAGTGGATTTGTTTCAAATAGCAGGGGCCTCTGAGGCCAATGTTTGGTCCAGTACTAGTCTCCAAGTAAAACCCTCATCCAAATTATTCACAAGGGTTGGGACTGTAGCCTCATCTGATTTGAAAACTTACGATCATGGGAAAGTAATAGCAGGGGTCTCCAACACAGCTACAGCAGCTGTAGTAGGAGAATTATTCGTAACTTATGTTATTGAATTAATAACCCCACAACCATCCAAATGTGCAGGAGCAGAAGTCACTGCCCCAGTAGGGGCTATAACTGCCGCACTACCTTGGACAGGTGCTACTATACAAGGAGCTTTACCTATAACTATGACAAATGGGGGTCCACTATTCCCTTTACCGGGGACTTATATAGTGGGATATACCTTCAATGCATCTGCCACCGATCCAGGACCAGTCATCCTTACCCCAACTACAGGGGCTTCCATCGTTTTTACCGATTCGTCTAACAGTATACCCGGCCTTAAAACTGTCGGTATCTTTCGAGTCGTTATTACTCTTCCCAATGCTGGCGTACAAGTTTCAGCAACAAATAATTACATGGGATTGTCAACACGAATGGAAATCGGATATAGTAACTCGTTCTAAGAACGTACACGTCGGGTGGAACACCATTAGAACCCGCTGATAAAACAGAGAGAACAATATATTCCTTATGAAGGTCGCACTTGGGCGGTTAGCCAAG